GCAGACATTTTATTTGTGATGGCTCTCCATGCTAATGCAGCAGCCATTAAAGACGCACCTGCTTTAGCCCAGCCTGCGGGTCCCTCAGTTGCCCATTCTGCAAATGTTTTAGCAATTGGTCGTATCCACTCCAATGTCTTATTTATTGCACGTAATATTGGTAATAATCCGGATTTTAATTCTTCAATTGTTGTTTTAAATGCATCTTCAAATGTTTGAGCATCTTCCGCACGTTTTTCTAATGATACTTTTTGTACTTGTAATAATTTTAAATCACTCGCAGTTAAATTTTCAATATTTTTAGTTGCAGTACCTAATTGAACCATATATTTTCCAGTATTAGTATTAAACTTACCTTGACTTTCAACCAATAATCTATCTGCTGAACTTAACCCCATTCCAGCCATAGTTTGACGCATTTTACCTATGTCTGCAGTTCTTTGAGTCATTTCAGTCATCTGTTCGAGGCTCATTCCCAATGCTTGTGCTACTTGTGTAAGTCTATCTCTATCAGCAGGACTAATGAATTTTTCAAATACTGTCTTACCATCAGCAGTTGTTGTTTTTTTAAACGAAACAATTCCTTTGGTCATTTCAGATAATTTTTCAGTAAACTTGGCTGGGTCGTTACGTGATAAATATAATAATTCAAATGGGTCAGTCTTTGCAAATTCACCACCCATTACTTGTAATTGTGCTGCCAAATCAATTGATTTTTCTAAATTATTTGCACCTTGAGTAGCATTTAATGCTTCATTCATACTAATTTTCATCTTTTCAGCATACATAGCCATTTGAGCAAAACCCTTAGACCCTTGTTGAAAAGTAAGTGTATTTAATTTTTTAAAATTGTCATTAATATTTTTTAATACTTTAGTAGTATTAACACCCATTCTTTCACTGGTATCAACAACACCTTGAACATAATTCATAGTAGCTTTAGCATCAACACCCATTATTTGAAATTGTGCACCGAGTTTAATCGCTTGTTCAACACCTAATCCAGTACCTTTTCCAATTAAAAAAATGTCTTTAACCATTTCGGCAGATAATACTTGTGCTCTACCAGTTTCCTCCGCAAAACCTTCCATTATCTTTTGAGTATCTTCAAGTGTCCCACCTAATCTTGCAACTAATCCAGCAGAACCTTCAAATGAAGTTCTCATTGCTTCGGCTTTAGCACCGGATAAACCTAAATTACGAATTGTTTCTTTAATTACTTTATCGGATTTCATTAGATATTCCCATCCGATTTTTAATTGCTGACCAATAAATTTAAGTGTTTCTAATTGTTTTTTTCTATGTTCAACACCAGCTTTAAGTTCTTTATTATATACTTTTTCATCCACAATTAATTTTTTTTGTTTAGCCAAAATTTCATTATATTGTTTAGTTATATCAGCACCAGTAGTTTTTTGAATTAATAATAATTCATTAAGTGTTCTTTGATTATTGGCAATTTGTTCGCTAATATTGGCTTGTCTTTCATCTTCAGACATGATGCCTTTTTTTAATTCATATTCTTTTTGAAGTAATTCATTTATTGATTTATTAAAATCAACCAAATTTTTAGCATTAGCTTCACCAGCTTGTTTTTTTGTTGCCATTTTAAATTGTTTATTATAAATACAAAAGACCGAGTTTTTTATCGTCTCGGTCTAAAATTGTTTTTTGAGTTAGCTTGGTCTTGTAATCTCTCAATTTCGTCATTTTCTCTTTGAAGTAAATGTAGAAAATGTCGTCTTCTATATATAGGTAAATTTTCGATATAATCTGCTTGAAACTTAGCGTGTTTGGTCAATATATATATCTCTTCATCGACCATTTTTTTATACTCACCCGCTAAGTGCTTGGGAAAAAAAAATCTATGCCCACACTTAAAGATGCGGTAAATTTATAACCATCTTTGGTCGTAAATTCATAGTCCATATCAACATCCGGTGATACATCTAACAATTTTTTTCGAATCGTAAATGCATCCAATGCTGGCATTGCATCAACAAATTTATCAATATAAGACCTATCGGTTTTATCGTTAATAGCAACAATTGATGCTTTTAATTTCATTGTTGAGTATTCACTGAATTCACTACCATATGCTTCTTTAATTGCATCTGCCTTTTTAAATATTAAAATATCTTCACCGGAATTTAATAATCTAATTGTTGCTGTTTTTTTACGCATTGGCAATTCAACAACGAAGTGACCATTTTGATTTGGAATATCTTTAACTTCTTTATATCTTAATTTAAGTAAATCAACAGATGTTTTAAATGGTGTTCCACTTCTTGGGTCAGCAACTTGTACAGTATATTCACTACCATATGATGATGTTCTTAAAAACANGATGATTGCATTTCTATCACCCGGAAGTAATTCTTCAACTTTAATTCCCGGTGTTTTAATTTTTCTTTTTAATAAAACATCTAATACAGTACCATTTTCAATTAAAGACGGTGTAGTTAATAAGTCTTCATCTTTAGATGTCATATATTCAACATTAACCTCTGAAATACCATGTGAATAATATAAACCCTTTGATGGTAATTTAATTATTTCATATGCAATCATTAAATCCGGGTCAGTTTCCTTTGACATAGTTTTTTCAAAATCTTGTTGATTAAATGTCGGTGCTTTAGGTATACTATCACCAATAACATTTGGTTGATTGAAATTAACTTGACCACCAGTAGATTCTTTATACTTTTTCAACGCATCGGAAATACTTTCTTTTTGTGGTAGATTGTCGTTTGTCATAATTTTATAATTTTTTATATTTAATTATCATTTTTCAAATAAATACTACATAAAATGTTTTTGAATTAAAAATTCAAGATATTTTAATGATACACGTATTAGTGATTAAATAATAGCTTTAAATAATTGTTATATATAATGGGTAGAGATAGAGTTAAAGATGAATCAGATTATATTGAATTAACATCAGTTAATAGTAATACACAAACTTTAAAAATAAAAGATGATGTGAGTAAACTATTACCAAGTGATATTAAAATTATAGCAAAAAATGACAGTCAAAAAAAATTAATTAACTCGATAAAAAATAACGAAATCACTATCTGTGCGGGTCCTCCCGGAACAGGAAAAACATTTGTTGCTGTTGGATTTGCTTTGAGCTTATTACGAAAAAGCGGTAACAGGTATAAAAAAATATACTTAGTTAAGTCCGTAACAGCATTAAAAGGTGAAGAACTTGGATTTTTAAAGGGTGACTTTAAGGAAAAGATAGACCCGTTTATGTGGAGTTTTTATATTAATATGGAAAAGGTAATATTAGAGTCATCAATGAAATCCCTAATAGAAAAGGAAATTATTAGACCATTTCCATTGGCATATATGCGTGGCGCAAGTCTTGATGATTGTATTATCATTGCAGATGAGATGCAAAATGTTACATTAGATAATTCCCGTACATTATTAACTCGTATCGGCAGTAATACCAAACTAATTTTACTTGGTGATACCAATCAAATTGATATGAAAAACAAACATGAAAGTTCGTTGGAAATATTACTTGAAATGTTTAGTGGGTGTAGTAATATCGGTACAATTGAAATGAGTATTGAAGATACAAACATTAGAAATCCTTTAATTACAGTAATTGAAGATAAATTCAAGACATTTCATAAAACAAAAAAAAGGGTAACAACAATAGATGCTGTAACTGGCGATACTAAAGTTATTACTGTTAATAAAGATAAAATAATTGATAATAATGGAAACTAAGATATTGACTTTATATATTGGTGTTGCAGGTATTCGAAGTGAGGATATCGGTAATTATACCCATAAGATAGCTAAAAAAATAATACCTAAAACATTTGAAGGTGAAATAATATTAATACCAATTCAATCACACGATACAAGAATTGAATGTATTAATCCTAAATATATTACTGATGTTGATTTAATAAATGAACATACTGAAATGATGAAAAAATTACAATTAGAACTCCTATATCAATTAAAGGAATTAAAAAGAAAAAATAATAATGATGAATAAAAAGTTAAGGGTTGGTATTGATATCAACGAAGTATTGAGAGCAAGATGGCTACAATTTGATAGATTTTATGTACAGGAATTTGGTGAAGAAGAAATACCGGAACAACCATATGTATATGATTTATTTAAAAATTATCCTTGGAAGGATATTACTGAACAAATTAAAGATTTAAAAGAACCTGAAGATATGCCGGAAAATATTAATCCATTGGATTATCAACACGACAATAATTTAGGTGAAGCTCCTGCAGATGCATTTATATTTAGGTCGGTTGAAGAAAAACATTATACCGCAAGAGAAGTGTATAATCGATTCATGTATGAAGATTTTGTTTTTGAGATTCATGCATCCGCACCTATTATGTATAAGGGTATGGATTTACATTTAAAAAACTTCTACAGTAAATATAAAAATACCGTTGATTTAATTGTAGTATCTAAAGATGAAAATGAATTTAGTATTCCCTCAACATTATTCTTCCTAAGTAAAATGACCAGCAGGTTCTCAAATTACTTATTAGGTAAAGATAATGATGAAATTTGGGATAATATTGATGTGTTGATTACAACTGACCCAGATTATTTAGATTCAATTCCTGTTGGTAAGGAAGTAATTAAATTAAAAAGACCATATAATCTTAAATCTGGTGATGGTTCAATAACACCAGTATTACAAGTAAATGATTTACTTGAAAATGAAGAATTTGAAAAAATAATAAAATATATAAAACCAGAATAAAATGAGTGAAGAAATATTCATCAATGAAGTACAAAAGGCTGAATTTGAAAAAATCGAAAAGATTAAAGAATCTTTAAATAAAATTACAAACAAAAAATCAAAATTTCTATTTTGTGTACCAGAATCACAAAACCCTAATGCAAGTATCTATGAAATTTATTTTCATGCTACAGTTGTAAAAAATATGGGATTTGAAGTATTGGTATTGGTCGAAAAGGGTGATTATGTCATTCCGTCTTGGATTGAAAAAGAACTTACCAATTTTACTCACATTCCTATGGAAGACCCTAAATTAACGGTTGGACCGGAAGACGTGATGATAATTCCTGAAATATATTCAAACATAATGGAACAAACTAAAAGTTTGCCATGTGTGAGAATTGGATTACTACAATCAGTAGATTATATGACCAATGCGTTGATTCCGGGAACTGATTGGAAATCATTTGGAATTAATGATGTTATTACCACATCTGAAACACTAAAAGAGTGGATTGAAACATTTTATGGTAAAAATAAATTTAACATTAAAACATATAATGTTGGTATTCCCGAATATTTTGAAGTTTCAAAATTACCACAAAAACCAATAATTTCGGTTATCGGTAGAAATGCTAATGAAATTTCTAAATTAGTTAAACTGTTTTTCAGTAGATATCCTCAATATAGTTGGGTGACATTTGACCCAATGCTAACCAAAAGTAAACCACAACAACAAATGCGTAGGGTTGACTTTGCTAAGAGATTACAAGGTAATTTTGCTGCTGTTTGGGTTGATAGAATTGCATCATTTGGTACGTTTCCATTAGAGTGTATGAAATCTGGTGTTATTCCAATCTGTTTAAAACCGGACATTACTCCCGAATATCTAATTGAAAGAAATGAAATGGGTGAAGTGGTTAAACTTAATGTAGATGGTGCTGGTGTATGGACTGATAATTATTATGATTTACCAGTTTTAGTTGGCGAAGTATTGGTTAAATTCCTTGATGATGCAATATCACCTGATTTGTATGCTTCAATGAAAAATTTAAGTGAAAAATACACTCAAGAAAATTCTGAAAAACAATTAATTGACATATATCAAGGATTTGTTGATGCGAGAATTGCATTATTTAATTCAGCATTACAACCAATCGAACAAAAATAATTTAAATTAAAAAATATTACAAAATGAATATAAGCGTAATAATTCCAGTTCATGAACATAATGAACAGATTGCAAACCTATTAGAAAAGGCAATTGAATCAATTGTTAAACAAGAAAGTGAAATAAAACCTAAAGTTATTTTTGTTTGTCCACCAAGTATTTTAGATGATATTAATCAACAATCAATGATGGCAATTAATAAAGGACTTCAATGTTTAGTAGTAACTAATAATGGAGATACTGATTATCAATCACAGGTTAATCTTGGTGTTGATTCAGTAATAACCGATTATTTCTCGGTACTTGAATTTGATGATGAATATGGTACAACCTATTTTAAAAATGCAACAAAATATGTTGAAAGTTATCCGGAAATTGATGTGTTTTTAACTATGATGATTGAAGTTAATGAAAAAAATGAAGGTATTAAATTAACAAATGAAACCGTATGGGCACAACAATTTGTCGGTGAAAACGGTGAAATGGGTTATTTAAGTGCAAATGCACTTAAGCAATACACCGATTTTAAACTTAGTGGTGCAATCATTAAAAAATCCGAGTTCATTAATTTAGGTAGATATAAGGTAAATATTAAATTAACCTTCATGCTTGAATTTTTATTGAGGGCATTAAATAATGCTAATAAAATATTCTCAATTCCAAAAATCGGTTATAAACATTTAGCTACACGTGAAAATAGTCTATTCAGTGAATATCAAAAGAATATGTCTATTGACGAAAGAAAATTTTGGTTCGACGTTGCAAATAAAGAGGCTAATTTTACAAATGATAGGGCAATTGATACTTCAAGACTTCAAAAAATAGTAGTTGCATAAAAATAATTTATATGTTTATTTAACTATGAATGATACAGAAAGACTTAAATGAAATAGTAAGTGCTCCATATTTTGCCGATAGGGAAGAAAAGGCAGTTATTGATTATATAAATTCAACTTCCTCGGAAGAAAAAAACGCAATATATAATGAAATATTGGTTGAACCCTTTCGTAAGATGATACAATCCATACTTCGTAGGTATCCAATTCATATTGGAAACTACGATATGGCTGAAGTAGAATCGAATGCCTTAACTCACCTTATTGAGCACATGGTGAAGTTTAATCCGGATAAAATTACTAAATCCGGTAATAAAACTAAGGCATTTAGCTATTGTCAAACAATCATTAGAAATTATTATAAAGACCATAGTAGGAAAAGTTATACCGAGAAAAGGATAAATTTATCATTTGATGATTATTCAGATGAAATTAATCAAAATGCGGAATATACATATGAGATTGAACTCGATTCTCATAATCAATTAGAAAAACTAATAAAAACGGTAATTCAAAAAATTGAGGAAAAATTTGATGACCCAACAATGAAGAAAAATGAAGTGATTGTTGGTGATGCGATTATCAATGTGTTGAAAAATTGGCATGTTCTTTTTACTGAAGATAGTCCAGATGGAAAATATAATAAACGAATTACAAATAAGTTTGCAAAGAATAAAATATTACTTTTCCTAAAGGAACAAACACAACTATCGACCAAAGAAATTAGAATCGGTATTAAGCCATTTAAAGAAATATACTTTTTTGAAAAAATTGATTATTTAGATGATTAGGGCATTTCAAACGATAGTGGATAGGGGGCATGGCAATTGTATGCAAGCTGCGATTGCCAGCCTATTTGAATTGGAATTAAATGATGTTCCTAATTTTATTGAATATAAAGATGGGTGGTTTTGAATTTGCCACCGAACGTGGATATAAATATGAAGGTACTAAGATGAATAAAAATTGGAGTATTATGTGTACACCAACATATGAATGTTTTCATAAAGTGAAATTTCATAAACCACAAATGTTAACTAAGAAATTACTATATAATGAAGAAGAGGTTAATGGATTATTTTATGCTTCAGTATTATCACCTAAATATTTCAACCATAGTAGTGGATTTACTGCACAGCACGCTGTTATGATTGATAGAGATTTTAATATGGTGCACGACCCGAATCCAGAATATCAAAAAATATTAAATTATCCATTAGCTTCTTTATTGAAATATAATGGTGTTATTGATGTTTTTCTAATTAATCCGGTTTCAAATTGACGTGTATTTATATGTACTAATACTTATTGCTATGCCAAGACCAACCAAAAAAAAATTACAGTTTACTGAAGAAAGCGTAAATAAGTTACTTCAAGAAATTTATGAGGAATCTCATAACATTAAGGCTAAAATCGCCAGATTATTTACTAAATGGGAAACTAAAATAAAGGAAAATGGTGAAATTGCTGCAATTGGTGACCAAATTGTAAAACTTATCGCTGCCGAAGCTAAAAACCAAGACCAAAAAATCATGCTTCTTAAATATTTAAAAGAAGTAGTGTTTGACAATAAGGTTAATGGTGAAAAAAATGAAAAAAATAATGAAGTTAAGGAAGTTACTTCGGATAGGAGAAACGAATTATTGAGAATGGTTGAAGACCATTTAGAACAACAAGATAAAAAATAACATGGGATTAATTGACCAAAAGAAAAGTGTATTTACAACAATCGGTTCATATACCGCTATGATGCAGGCAGCTAAAATGCCTGATAACACTAATCTATTTCCGTCAATTAACAATGGTAAGGATATTATTCCGTACATGCTTGACATTTTAAAAACAATTGCTGGTACGGAAGCATTAAAAAAACTAACGGGTGAATTACTCACTTCATTTGTAGATACAGTTGAACCGCCAATGAAGGTGGCTTTGAAAAAACAATTAACATCATATAATTCCGGGTATGAAATCCCAGATAGTTTTAAAAATGGTTACGAAATGCCAGTAAAAAAAATTGATTTTTACGGTAAATTTAAAACCAGTCCAGATTCAGCATCAGGTCAAGTGTTATATGATACAGGTATTAAAAATTTCGATACCGATTTAGGATATAATTCAATATTAAATGCTGGTACAGAAACAAACTTCAGTGTTTTAAGTGGAACATATAACCCAACTACTGATGGTATTTCATTTAAGCCAAATCTTGGTGGAACAACCCCAAATATTGGTGGTTTTATGGAAAAATTTATTGATGATGCTGTAATTATTGATAAAAAATCTTTTGTAACTAACACAGTTAATTCAATTTATGGTACTGTGTCTAAAAATCAAGGTAAATCTGTTGAAGAAGTAATTCAAGAATTAGAGATTAATAAATATCTTGATATGCTAATAAATGACGATGATAGTTTTGAAATATCACCCGATGATTATGATGCATTATTGAGAAGAGCACAAGAAATTGTAGATGGTGTTGTATATTATGACATGGGTTGCGGAATATTATCTGCAAGTTTACCAATGGATAAATTTACTGATTTGATTGCAAACATATCCGGTTCAACTGACCCACATTATGTTGGTAATCAACTTAACGATACCATTGATGAGAGTATTCAGGATAAAGAAGCTGCGAGTCAAAATAAGGAGACCATTAAAGATGGATTCTTTAAGGAAATAATTAAAATGATTACATTAACATTGGCAGCAGCATTGACAACTGTACCACAAATTCAAGCTATAATGGCGATAACTGTTGCAATTATGAATAATGGATTGGTATTATTTGATAAGATTAAGGATATTATGAAAAATTTGAAAGTATTCTTAAAATGTATTATTAATGAAGCAATGAGATTAATCAATGAATTTATTTTCAATACAGTTAAAGTATATTTAATTGCATTAATAACACCAATTATCAGTAGAGTTATAAGGGAAAAGATAAATCAATTTATAAGAATAATGAAAAGTTTGGTATCACCGAAGATACCAATTAATACCTCATAATAATAATATAATTTAAATTTAAAAGTATGATAGTAGACCAAAAATTAAACAAACAATTTGTTGGTGTTTATCTTATCGATGGTGATATGAATGGAACACAATTAGCAACAACAACCAAACCAAATTGGTTTAGAACAATTATGACCGAATGGTTATTGGGTTGGAAATGGATTAGTATTGGTGAATTAAAAACAAAAAAATAATAATATGGCAATTGATTTTAATAGTATTGATTCAATAATTAGTGGATTTGATACAATACTGCAGCTTAGTTCGTCAGGACCCCCACCAGTGCCCACTCCGTTAATATTAATTGGTGTGCCACTCCGTGGTGGATTATCCCCAACTAAAATTGCTGCACGTATTATTGGTAGAAAATCAGAAGCTGGATTGCCTGTTGGTGCATTACCTTCTGGTGGTGCATCTCCAGATGAAATTATGGAAACAATTAGAATTGAAGAAATTGTTAGGGGACTCCAAGAAGATGCTATAATTAGTGTTGCAATTCCACCGGGAATCACATTGACTGCTGCGGGTATTTCACCTACGGGACCGGTATCTGTATTCGGGTCAACTATCATATATATAAAGGGTTATGGGGTGATACAGTAATGAAAGATATAAGTAAATATACACCAACGGAATTATTAAAAATGATTAATGATTCTAATACGGCTCACGATGCATTAAAACAAGAGATTATTGACCATACATTTGAAGTAGATGAGTTGGAAATCAAAATAAATCAGAAAATTGAAAAATTAACTGAAATTGAAAAAAATTATGTAATATTAATTGAAGAATTAAACAATAGATAAATGTCATACGATAAACCTATACTACAAACAAGTAATCCATATAAAAGGGATGGTGATGTCACTAAAATCACCAGAACAATTTATTATGGTGAAGTTGTTATAACCGAAGACCCAACTGATGGCGGTAGAATTAAGGTTAAAATTCCTGATATCGATAATAAGACAAGTAATGATGAATTACCTTGGTGCTATCCATTATTACCTAAGTTTTTCCATGTTTACCCCAAAGTCGGTGAAATGGTAAGAATTTTTATCGAAGATATTAAATATCCAACGAGAAGTAGATTTTGGATGGGAAGTATTATATCACAACCCCAGAACATTGCATATGATTCAATATATACGGCACTGTCAACAACAAATATGGCATTAACTAATCCACAACCAGCAGTAAATACATATCCTGATGCTGCTGGAATATATCCATTAAAAGAAGATGTTGCCATTGTTGGTAGAGTTAATACTGATATTATTTTAAGAATAAATGAAGTTCATCTTAGAGCGGGTAAACATGAAAATGATAATGTATTAAAGTTAAATACTAAAAATCCGGCTACAATTAGTATGATTTTTGAACCGATGAAGTCAGCTACAGATTTTTATAGTAATACAATAATACAATCAGATAAAATTGCAATATTATCTCACGAAGGTAAACCTCAATTTAAATCGGCAAGATTAACGCCTGAAGATAGAGTGAGAATATTTGAAGATGGTCACCCAATTGTAAGAGGTGATGTATTGGTTGAAGCATTAAACATTTTTAAAAATGCATTAATTAATCATATTCACGGTTATGCCAAACTCCCGGCAGATAAAACCGACATAATTAATACCTTAGAAAGTATTAATTTTGATAATATGTTACAAAAAAATATTGTAATAAATTAATAATTTCCTATTTTTGTCCTCATGAGGGAATCACTTATAATACCGAATGAGCTATTTACGTCATTTAGTGACATCACTTATTATGATGAACCACATAAATATTACGTAAATGGAAAGGAATTGATTTCAGTAACAACGATAATCCACAAATATCAAGAACCGTTTAATGAAGAGTATTGGTCACAAGCCAAAGCAACTCAATATGGATTAAGTGTTAGAGAAGTTTTAAGGGCATGGAACTTCATCAATAAAAAAGGTACAATGAAGGGTTCGGCAATACACGATTATTCTGAAAATATATTTCAAAATAAGGTGTTCGATTATCCGAAACAAATGATTGTTAATGAATTTGGATTTGACCCGGTATTACTTGAATATAATGTAACAAAAAAACATGTAGATAAATTCTATAATGACACTAAGGATAAGCTAATACCAATTAAGACCGAATATGTTGTTTATGATGGTGAATCATTGATTGGTGGAATGTTGGATATGTTGTTTTACAATGTGAAAGCAAAAGAATTTCAAATATGGGATTGGAAGACCAATAAGGAGTTCGATAAGGAAAGTAAATATGGTAATTATTTATCTGGTGATTTATGTACTATTCAAGATTCTGATTTAGAAATCTATTCATTACAACTTAGTCTATATAAATTAATTATTGAAAAAAATACCGGAATTAAATTGGGTGACTCATATATTGTATGGTTTTCACACAATAATCCAACATATGAAATAATTAAAGTTAATGATAGAAGATATCATGCAGAAATAATTATGAATGATAGAATTAAAGAAATTAAAGGTCTTTAAATATGTGACCAGCAATTTCTATTTATTGTTGTGTTAATGTTTGAAAGCGAAACATTATATAGTTTAGCTATTTTTGTTTGTGATATATTATCAATTTTATTCATTTCATGAATTTTAATAATATCTTCAGAATTCAATTTAGCTGAAGGATGATTATCACCAACGGTTAATCCTTTTCTATTTAATGAAATTTTATCACGAGTCTCAACCGATGTAGTTTTATTGAAATTATGATGTTTACTACCAAACTTACCAAACATAGGGGTTTTGTTACCAATTTTTTGTATGGATAGTAATGCTTTGGTTTTATCTGAATGTTTTCTATTAAGAAAAATATGTTCTGGGTCATTTACATTATACCCCAATTTACTATCAAAAGAATCATACTTAATAATATAATCTAATTCATGTGTTAGTAATTCAGACATATCACATTCAAGCAATATTTCAAAGCTAAATATTTATTCCATGAAGACTGTAAGTGTGAATTATGGTGTTTATTGTGAATTAAATGCCACTTATGGTCACGCCATCTTTTCTTAATGTCTACAGCACACCCAATATAAATTTTATTATTTATGATGTTTGTTATTTTATATATTCCAGTTTTAATCATGATGTAAATATAATTAAAAACTCCATACAACAGTATGGAGTTTTATGATTTTCAGTATTATTACAAATTTAAAATACATCTCCAAGGTTGGAGCACAAGTACTATAGTTGATAACGCATCATCGTCATAACTATTTTCACCAAAGTCGATAGATACAATTTGGCATTGTTCCAAGAAAAACTTAGCCACTTCAATACCAGTTGGGTCTACCTCTTTAAGTAAAATATTTTTCTTATAACCTGCAGCATATCCCATACGTCCTGTAAGTGATTCAGCATGTAAACGAACCCATTCCATTAATTGTTGTGAGGTTGAAGGTCCTATCGGGTCGATGAACGTAACTGGTATTTCATCCCAAGAATAAGCACCTGCAACATAATTTTGTTCATTCATGTATTTAATTGGAACTGAGTTAATTTTCATTGAAGGTCTTTTAAATTTTTGAACCTTCCAAGTCTCAATACCTAATTCATCGGCGAATTCCGCAAAGAATCGATTGACTCTTTTTGGTTCGTATTCAAAAGGGATTCCCCTAATCATTTCTCCTGCCATGTTTTATATGTTTAATTTAATTGTCATTATTTTTATATAAATACTATCAATATGAAAATTTAAATTTTCATTATTGGGGTATAATTCCAGTTCTTTGATAAACTCTAAGTTCAAATGAACTCAAGTCTTCTAATTTTCTAAGTGGTTTGGCTTCAATTGGTTTAACTTCGATTGATTCTAACTCAAATGATGATTCTTCAAATACCAAACCTTCTGATTTAACTTCCATCTGTTTAATTTCTTCAACAATTTCTTCAACAGATTCAACAATTGGTTCTTCGGTAACCACTTCATTTTCAATTACGACTTCATTTTCTTCTACTTGAAGTTCGATTTTATCTTCAACCTCAACAGTGTTTTGGCTGAAAACTTGATTGTAATTATTCTTTTTTGACATGATATTAATTTAATTAATTTTAGTTATTTTTAAATAAAGACCTACCGTTACAGTAGGTCTTTATTTTATTTTTATGCACCAACGTCAGCGAAAGATGCGCCTGATGGAGTAATTGTAAATGAGATTCCAATGAACTCAACCGCACGAGTTGGTTTTAAGAATATCTCACCAAATAATTCATATCTATCACGAGTTTCAGGAGTGTTGATACTATCATCCATTTTGATTCTGAATTCATATAAACCTCTTTCTCTCTTGATGGTATCAAGAACTGGTGTTGTTTTTGACAAGAATTGGTCGATTGTTGTTTGGTCATTTTGTTCAAATACAAGTCTAATTGCGATGTTTGCAATCAATACTTTAATTTGAAGTAATAATCTACGAACATTAATCCTATCAAGAGCACTTGCCTTAACTTGTAATGTTTTTTGTCCGAAAATAGCAGTACCTGCATCTGCAAAGTCAGCCATTGGATTAATTCTACCTTGATATAAAATATCACGTGATTGTAATGATAATTTATATTTAGATTTTCTTGCGTTAGTCACACCACGTTGTAAACCTGCTGGTGCGAACCAAGGGAATGAAGTATTATCGGTAAATGCCATTGCTTTTACTACTTCACCTGTTGGTGGAATGTAAACATTAACATTGTTTTGGGTATCCCTTAATTGAATCCAAGGGAAATATGTACAAGCATAACTACTGTCAATACCTGATGTGTCAAGTAAATCAACAATTTCTTGTGATGCCAAAACATCTTGTTTATTACCGATTGTTTTAGGTATTTCTACGTCAGGAGTATCGATAACATACAATGTATCGGTTCTTTGTGTTTGAATCATATTGATTGTATCTAACACTAATATGTTTTGGTCACTCCAGTTAATACCCGGTGTTGCAAATATATTAATGGTTACTTCTTCTGGATTTGCAAATGTGTTAATTGCAGTTTCCCATGCTTGGAAATCATTCATTGCTGGTACTAATGGTTGTACACCATCAAATATACCGCCTTGACGATATAAGTCGCCATATGAACGTGATGTTCTATTTACATCCCAACCATCAAAACCACCTGAAGGAACAAGTGTGAATTTTCTTGTTGCAATTGCGTAATATGGATTTGTTGGGTCTAATACGTCAGCAACTGCATCGAATGAACCAGCACCAACTTCAAATGAACCAATTAATTCACCACCATCCATGTATGTTGCACCCGTAGCATTTTTATCCATATGGAAGCCTTTAGTTTTAGTGAATCCACTTGCATTATTATCTGAAGCATTTCTCCAATTATCAAAGTTGAAAAAGTTTTGATTAATCCCATCGCCAAGAACACCTAATGCGTCATATGCACTATTTGATAATCCCAAATATACCTTCGATACTCTTTCACTCACTTCATAGTGTTGTTTGTAGAATATTTTTGGTGCTACACCCGGAATAATATCACCAGTAGCTGTTGTTGCATAATTATTGAACATATAACCTTCAAAACCAGCAGGAAATGAATCAATGTGTTCTTCTGTTGCCATTTCAACCATGATATACATACTTTGTAAATCATATTCACCATCGGTTGTACCGATACGTTGAGCAATATATGCTGAAGTACCTTTAATTAATGTACATCTTGAATATGTTTCCAAAATACTTGGATTTGCATCAGTATCATAGAACGAACGGACAACAACATCAAATTCCATTGTTATTGGGTTGATGTTCATAATGCTAACTTTAATTTCTTGGTTAGCCGCATCACCATCTGAAATACTTACGAATTTAAACAATCTACTGATTGAATTACCTTTAAGCTGTGATACAACCCAAGGAGTTTCAGGTGTTTTAAATTGTGTTTCATAATTGGTGAAATAACTTGAATTGGCATTGATTAATGTTGTGTTTATTCCATAACCAAATCCTTCAGCATCAATTTTTTTCAATAAGTTTGGATATGTTGCTTGACACCAAATTTTAGTTTTTTTATCTTTAGCATCAAAACCAATTGCATTCGGTAAGAAGTTACTTGCATCAGGATTCATTGATACTGTATAATATTCGGTGCTACCAGTTGGATTACTATATGCATCCAATCCAGCATTAGTTGCTTTCAATGTAAATTGTCCGAACATATCACCACTATCAATTTTTGTAGTATTACCAGTAATCACCAATCCGTTACTTCCGGTTTGATAAACATCAAATACTGTTGTTGATGGTAAGTTTGGATTATCTTGAACATAACCTCTACTTCTAACAATACCAAGTACCATATTTTCATATTCGGTATATGATGTTGCTGTTAAATTTTTTGTGGTTAATGTAACAGTACCAACAAACTGAGAGCCGTTCCATGCATATGATGTTACTAAAAAACTAAATGCTTGACCAGTAAATGTTGTTGCTGGATAAGCTGCCTTAGTAAATCCACTAAATGTTGTTCCGGTTTGATTTACACCATATATAGATACACCTAAATATGTTGAACCTGTGAATGGAACGCCAGTTGTTACTGCTGATGATGCTACAACAACGGTTGATGGGTCAGCACCCGCACTTAATGTAATTGCCCATGCCTTACCTGCATCATATCCACTTAAACCTAATACTCTGGTTACCCACATTTGGTTAGATTCATCTAAATATGCATTAGCTACATAGGGCAATTGATACTGTAGTTGTCCGTTTGGAAATCTTTTAACACTTTGCACTCCAAATCTATTCGCAAACTGTGTTTGGTCTTGAACATACACAGTTTCAAAAGCGGGACCCTTAAGTGTCTCACCCACAACACCTAAAGTCGTCACACCAACGTTACGTGTAACAAAACTTAGGTCTCTTTCTTTAAACTTTACACCGGGTGAAGTGAATACAAATTCTGCCATGTTTATAATTATTAAATTTTATTATTATTTTCTTTCAATTATTATTTATCACATCTAAACCATAGATGCTTTCAAATAAATACTAAAAAATAATACAAAAGGTATAATATTTAGATTATTATGGCTTTGTAATTTTCACAAATAAAACTCATATTTGAGCATATTTAGGATTTTTATGTTTAAATTTTGAAAGATTTTAAAATTTTTAATTCAAAATCTTCTAAAATTTAAATTATTTTCATTTTAAATTATTTTTATTTTCGAGATAGAGTATTTATATTTGCATATAAATTTTATTATTATGAAAGAAAAATTAATTGAAATTATTACAATTGATGGTAATATTAGCAGTAGAAGAATTACTGAATCATATTTTAAAAATAATCATTCTGAGATGTATTTGAAGATTATCAAACATTTCGACCAATTAAATATAACATTTAACGAAATGTTATATTTAATTATTAATGACAAACATACACAACCAACATGTATTATGTGTGGGAAACCAGTTAGATTTAGAAAATTTAGTCAGGGGTATTCAAAATACTGCTCAATGAAATGTATTGGAAATGATAAAGATATTCAAGTAAAAAGAGAAACAACATCATTAAATAATTTTGGTGAAAGGTATACATTACAGTCAAAAGAAAAAAGAGATAAAATTAAAGCAAGCAACATATTAAAACATGGTGTTGAATATCCACAACAATTGCAATCAGTTAAAGAAAAAACCAAACAAACTAATAATATAAAATATGGTGTTGACCATCATTTAAAATTAAGTTCACAGAAAGAAAAAGTGAAACAAACCAATATATTAAATCATGGTGTTGATAATCCAATGAAAAACAATGAAATTAAATTAAAACAAAAAGAAACAATGTTATTGAATCACGGTGTTGATTGTTATTCAAAAACTGATGAGTTTAAAAATAAAATGAAGAAACATAATCAGGAAAAACATAATGTAGATTATTATATGCTAACCGATGACTTCAAAAATAAAAAATGTAATACTACATTAAATAATCACGGTGTTACTTCTTATTCTATGACACCTGAATTTATTGAATCTGTAAAAAGAACAAAATTGGCGAAATACAATAATGAAAATTATAATAATAGGGAACAAAGCAAAACAACATCGTTATTAAGATATGGATATGATAATCCGTCAAAATCAATTGATGTCATTAATAAAATACATGAAACGATTAATAACAATTATAAATTGAAATATTCAAATTTAATGAATATCACACCCGATGATATTACGATTAATAATTCATTTGTAACAATTAAAAAATATTGTAAAGTTCACAATGAATTCGAAATATCTAAATCCTTATTATATTCTCGATTAATATTTAATAAACATGAGAATGTATGCACTAAATGTAATCCAATTGCTGAAACAGCATCAATCTTGGAGGGTGAATTAAAAGATTATGTTAAAACGTTAAACGTTATTTCAATTGATAATAACACCACAATACTATCGAATAATCAAGAAATTGATGTATATTTTCCTGACCATAAATTGGGAATTGAATTTAATGGTTTATATTGGCATTCAAATTTATTTAAAGATAATAATTATCATCTTAATAAGACCGAAGAATGTGAAATGAATGGTATTCAGTTGCTTCGTGTTTTTGATGATGAGTGGATATATAAAAAAGAGATTGTTAAATCAATAATTAAATCCAAATTAGGAATAATTGAAAATAAAATATTTGCTCGTAAATGTCAGATTAAAGAATTGGATTCAGTAACAACCTCCAACTTCTTAAATAAGAACCACATACAAGGTAATATTAATTCAAAAATTAAGTTAGGGTTATATTATAATGATGAATTGGTTTCAGTCATGACATTCGAAATAACGAGAAGGGGATTGGGTAATGTTGATGGTGATACAAATTATTATAATTTAAATAGATTTTGTAATAAATTAGATACTAATGTTATTGGTGGGGCGAGTAAATTATTATCATATTTTATTAAAACATATAAACCAAAAACAATAATAAGTTATGCCGATAGAAGATATAGTCAGGGTAATTTATATAAACAACTTGGATTCGGTATTGTACACGTTAATAAACCAACTTTTTTTTATTTTAATAGAAACAAGAAAATTAGATATCATAGGTTTACATATAGAAAAGAGATTTTAAATAAATTAGGATGGCTGGAAGAAAATAAATCAATTAATGAAGTCTTATTGGAACATCACATATCTAAAATATATGATTGTGGGTCAATTAAATTTCAAATTAATTTTGATATTTAATTAAATTTCATTTCTTTGTGAGTATTATTTAATGGAATATGGAAAATTTAAGAGAAAAATTAGAAAAATTTTTGAAAACAAAAATAAGTACAATTAAAACCGATATTAATAAAGATGATGAATATCAAATTTCTATCACATTCAACGGTAATTTAATTGACATGAAACCATTATTCGATTGTAAATTTACTTAGACTTACTGTTGATTATGAAAAAAGAAAATAAACTACAACTTAGTATAAAACACATTAAGACGATGTTTTATAATCTCATTGTATTTTATTGTTCCGTGAATTTATTTTAGATTATTTTTAAGATTAGTTGGATTTCATCGTAATAGTATTTATTGATATATAATTTACTTATTATGAATAAATCACAACGCATCCATTTAGACACTGGTAATACTACTTCAGATAAATACATCATTGTTCAACTGGAACAAGAAGTTGACTCAATTGAATTTATGTCTATGAGTATATACACTAAAGACGCTTATATGGATTTTAATTCAGATTATGGTGTGTTAGTTGGTAGGGTCATTGCCAATGGTGGTATTGGCATTCCTAATGCCAAAATAAGTATCTTTATACCTTTGAGTGATGAAGATGCTAATGATGGTGAAATTAAAAGTATATACCCATATAAAACACCGAGAGATAAGAACGCACAGGGTAAGCGATATAATTTACTTCCACGTGTATCTTCATTAGTGCAAAATACAGGATTATATAAACCAAAACAACCGTTCGGTTCATTTCCAATTAAACCTGAAATAGTTACTAATCCACATTTTTTAGATGTATATAAGAAATATTATAAATATGCTGCCGTAACTAATGATTATGGTGATTATATGATATTTGGTGTACCAATTGGTCTACGTACCGTTCATATGAGTGTGGATATTACCGATATTGGTAAATATAGTATGTCACCTGCATCTATGATAAAAGCTGGTTATCCGGCAAATCTATTTATTGATGGTGGTAAGGCAATAAAACCAAGTGATGATTTAGGTGATTTACCAAATATTGAAACACAGGAAATTTCTGTTGAAGTAATACCGTTTTGGGGTGATAGTAAAAATTTTATTATTGGTATAACTCGTCAAGACTTTAGAATTAGAGCTACATTAGAATCATCGTTTACAATATTTGGTACTTCAATGACAATGGGAATATATGGTACATTTGGCGACCCGGGTAGGAATAAATGGGATAAGGGATTTTATTATCCCAGTGATGATTGGAGAAATAACACTGATATTAGAACATATCGACCAGCACCATTAAAAATACGTGTTTTTACATATAATACGACATTAGATATCGACAAACAAATTAAAACTGGTCTGGTTGGCGACATTACGGACTCAACAACAGTAATTGAATTAAGTACAAGTGAATATTATTCAATTATTACGGATGGTGATTTTTTATTAAATATTCCCTGCAATAGAAGAAAGGTGGTTACCGATGGATTAGGAAATGAAGTTGTTGTTGCTGATGATTCGGCATATGGTATGTTTACCAGATTTTATGGTATGTTGCTTGTTGAATATCCGGGTTTAGATGTGTTGCCAATCAATAAAACATATAGTCATGATTTTGACGGTGGAAACAGAGCATTTACAACACGTGGAAGATTAAAAATACCACAAAGTTATGGATTAGAATTTGATGATAATAATTACAACATTAGAACAAATAATGATAAGTGGAGAAAAGAATATCAAGAATTTAGTGGTGGTACAATATATAGCATTGCACAATTTTTACCAACGAAATGGACTGGTGGTGATGAAGAAAGCGGTAAAAAGGATGCACCTGCTGGCGTAGATAATACTGAAAATTATTTTGGAATTGAGGGATGGCAATATGCTGGTGGTCAATTATTTAAGGTCGCAGGAAAAAGTGAAATACATTCATCACAAACAGTTATTGATGATAGTAATTATATTGTTCAACCCACGGTGGGTGCGATACCTAAATTCAGATATGATTTTCCAGCAAACACCATTGTTGGATATGAAAATAACACCGATGATAATGCACGTGCATATTTATTTGGTGGACAATGGCTAAATTTATGTATGGTATTTCCACAGTTAGTATATGCTCACGACCATAGTAATGATAGAGATTATAATTATGCTGATACATATTTTAATAATTATACTGATGATGCAAGAGTTTATATTGAAAATAATAAACAAAAAATATTTGCTGGTTTAGATAATACTAAATTATACCTTAAGGGTGATGCATTTAGAACTAAATTTATTGCAATATCGAAAACTGACTTAGCNGCATTAAATGAGATACCATTAAAGGGTATTAATATTAGACAATGGAACACAGGGNAAATGCCAGATATTACTGGTNATACGAATGCAANGATTAGCACCTATGGGTTTGAATATCAAACACCAACAACTGTCACTACGACTGGAAGGGAATATACTAAAAGAGCTTGGGATAGTTATTATTCAACATATTCGACATTTACATATACTCAATTAGGTGATAAACCAACAGCATATTTATTTAAAGGTATGTATGATAATGATTGCGTAAAATTATTATTTGACCAAAATATAATCTAAATAAAAAACC